TTCGCGAAACAGCAGTCCGTGATGGGAAACACTGTTGCCGATAAATCCCGGTACACCGACATTCTGGTTGTCGGTGAAATAATAGTGCTCGTTTAATAGAAACGAACTGGTTCCTGCGGGGTGTCCCTCGCCGGTACCTATGATCGAACCATCGATAGTCAAAAATCCCTTGACGCGAAGTTGTACGTTTTGCTCGATGTTGAGTGTCGTGGTCGAACTGATTGTCAGCGGGGCATCGTGATAGAAAATCGCACCCGCCGCATTCATATCGGCATCGCCAACGAGTGTGAACGTGCCAGCATTCGTCACGTTACCTGTCATCAGTCCCGGAATTGAATTCAATGCAGTGCCAGCCTGCGGGTAAAACGCATCTGGCAAACAAGTGGTCGCTGTGATCGGTGGAATCTCGTCAGCACGTTCCGAACTACCGAACAATTTCAGCTTGACGCCTTTTAGCCAATCGACCGACATTCCGTGAATGACCATCGTTCGGACAAGGTTTGTTCCTGCTTGGCTATAATCTCGAATGTTCGACTTGTTGACCCGACACGCATCGCCCACTTCAAGCGGGTTCATCAAATGGAATCCGTTGATGTCCAGGCGCAGAGGTGGCCCGGTGTACATGTCGCGCAGCGACGTAAGCAACTGCCGCAATACCTGTTCGGTAAATCTCGTTCCGGCGAGGCCGCGAAATCCCATGCGTTTTTCGGTTGCCTGTCCGTGCTTTGCGATGGATGCTGAATCGACAATGATGGTCGATCGAAGGAATCGGTCGCCGTTCCAGTTCCAATCAACACGCAGATTGTTCTGCATCGATTCCATGTCGTGCACAAGATTGCTAGATCCTGTGACGTTCGAATCATCGATGTCGAACTGATACGGCGAGTCGGAAAGCGACGGCACCATGCGCTTCAATCCGAGTTGGCCGTCAGCATAAACTGGCGAGAACAGCCCAAGCAGCAAATAAATTTCCGTTTCTAGGAATTTTTTCGCATCCTGCTTTTCGATCCCATCGAAGCGCAAGACAATCGCCGCAGTGTCGTCAGTCGGCACCCAAAGATCGTCGCCTATGGTTTTGAAGTCCAGCAACCGAACAAATGCTGCAGGCACATTCGCGTGCCAACTGCTCGGCAGGACGTTAGCAGTTCCCTCAATTATCCCGGTCAGGATCGCGTACGCCGCTTTGACAGCAGGCAACTCGAGGTAGACGTATTCCTCTACCTTGGGCCTGCGGTCGCTCAGGCTGGCCGGATCGACGTCCACAGCCTTTTTTATTGATCCCAATACACCGCGAGTAACATTGGTAAAGCTATTGCCGACGATATCGGCAACCGGGCAACGAATGATTTCCTTTGTCTGGTCGATCCGGATATAGATAACGTCCTGGCTCGGCGCATCGGTATAACTTGTGCCGTGAAAATTGCCCTCGAACCCAAACAGGTCCAGCACCGGAATGGTGGTCGTAACGTCAGTGATCGACGCAGTAAGGTATGTCAGGGCAAGGTCGAATATCTGCTTCTTCGTTTGCCGCTGAATATCGGCGCATTTTATCGAGTAACGGCCCTCTTTGGTCTCGACACTTTGAATGATCTGCGTCTGAAATAGCACAAAGTTATCGAAGTCCGGATTGTCGTCGGTGCTGGTGACTGTCAGAATTCCCGCGCCGTCCTGCTCCGATTTATAGCCTACATAAAATTTTACGGTACGCCCGCGCAATCCTGTGTTATTGACGGTGAGCCGCGTTCGCACGACATTCGTAAATGCACTCGCGAGGTCGAGAACATCGAACGACATACTGCCAATGGTCGCGTTAGCGCGATCCGGATTCAGCGTTTGGCTGGTCGCGCTGATTCCGATAAGCGCATTTTGCAGGATTGGCAAAGCGGAAGGCACATTCGCGATATCGTCGTGGGATGTGATGTGCTGCAAAGTGCCATCGAAATCGATACTGACGACATAGCGCGGTTGTTTCGCGGCATCTACGTTGTCAGTGGCAAATAGTGTGTTATCAGCTCTCACGGATCACGAACCCGTACCGGTGAAATTTCTTTCCCACCTCGGTCTCCGCAAAGTTTTGCGACACCATAATGCACGACACCGGGTTATCCGCGGCGGCACTGGTACCGTACCGATCAAAGGTGAATGTTTCCGCGTTTTCTACCGACGCGAGAAATTCAAGCACGTGCGCCTCGATCAAACTGCGCGGCTCGATCAATTCGGTTGAGCAATTGTAGTGCTTTTCTCTACGTAGCAGCAACGATTCGACTGATCCACTGAGCGACGTATTTCGTCGCGTCTGGGGGCGGCGCTGCAATCGTTTCGACACCAATCGGAAGTCGCGAGTGACACTTTGGAGGTTGACAGTTCCCGGTGCCAATTCCTGCCGCGCAGTGTATGTGAAAATGCTCACCCGTTTGCCCCCGCTAGTAATTCTGCGTTTCGACCTTGACCGGAAACGATAATTACGTCGCGATTTTCCGATGCCTCCCGAAGCGCGTCAGCCAGGGCGTCAATCGCATCGGGCGTGATCCCGAACAGGTTGGGAAATATCAACTGCACGACACCTTGATTGCGTGCAGCGGATCCGCCACCGGTTTGAGTGGAGTCGCTCACAACATCGCCACCGCCGCCGAATTCCCCTGTGCCGAATCCTCCACCTCCGCCTAACCCACCTATACCACCTCCCCCGCCAACACCGCTCACGCCAGTCAACGCAGTCGCGGCGATCAACCCGATTTGTGCAGCGCCAAAAGCCTGAATCGCAGCCGCAGCGGGCGGTCCCGCAATAGGTCCGAGTTCTGCCAATGCTTTGACCGAAGCGGCAGCGGTATTTTGGACAGTCCTCGCAATCGCCAAACCCTTTTCGACCAAAAACAATGCGCGAGCGACGATTCTGTTTTTCCCGACCAGGGACTGCAAAATCTGAATGCTGGTCCTGGCAGTGGCTTGTCTTAATAGGATTGTTTGTTGCGCGGCTTGTGCTTCCAATTTGCCAGCAACGATAAGTGCTCGCTGTTCTTCTCGGGCCTCTTGGAATCTCAATCTACGTTCCTCTTTGCCACGATTTAGCGCAAGAGCAATGATGGCCGAGTTTTTTTCCTGCTCCAATTCTAAGCGTTTGTCGAATCGTTCTTGGTCGGCGGTGGTCTCAACTTCCTCCCGCTTAATTCGGGCTTCTTCCATCTGTGCAACACGTTGTTGCTCAAGTTGTCTGTCAGCATCCAAAATGATTTCGGCGCGACGTTTTTGTTCATTTTCCACTTCTTTAAGCCGCGCCTCTGCTGCCGCCTTTTGTAGTTGCAAGGTTGGCCGCAAGAATTGGGTTTTCTGTATCTCCTTTTCGATCTCCGCCAACGCTTCCTCCTGTACTTGCACCCGGACTTCCAATTCTATTTCGCTCAGGCCGCGCACATTCGAGACCAAAATGTCCATTTGTTCAAGCAGCAGCGCCATCGCGGGAATGAAATCTCTGCGAATGCTCACAATGAAATTGGCAGTGCTAGTACTCGCGGCTTGCATACCAGGCGCGAACCTTCGAGCAAGGTCAAAGCCAACGCCCTTGACACTCTCGCCCAAGTCGGTAAATGCGTCGTTTGCGTCCTCGACACCTTTAGCATCGACAGCGGATATTGCAGTGCCGAATCTCTTCGTCTTCTCTTCGGCTTCCTCGAATCCAGCAGAACCCGCTTCCAAAGTTCTGAGCAACGCGGCACCGCGACCTCCGAACAATTCGTATGCCGCAAGCACTTTTTCAGCCTGAGTATTCAATCCCTTCATCGCATCAGCGATCAATCGGAATTGTTCATCAGGTGATTCCCGTGCCAGTGTCTTCGCTTCGAGGCCCAGTTTTTTAAGGGTATCGACCGCGAGGCCTGTGCCTTCGGCCGCTTCCGCGACAACGCGGGTAACATTGATAAGGGATTTTTCCAGAGTCTTTTGCTCAACTCCGGTTTTGGCAGACACCAATTGCAGCGCCGCTAATTTCTCGGTCGTGATGCCAAGTAACTGCGATTGCTTGGCCAGCGCATCGATCTGTCTCAGGCCGTTCCGAGTCAGTAACGCAAGGCCCGCAGCGGCACCGGCGAGCGCGACACCACCAAATTGCCCGAGCCTTCTATTGACGGCACTGAACGCGCCCTTTGTTCTATCCCGCGCAGTTAATTCGATTTCTGCTTTGTTGCGTCGAGCCATCTTTTGTGCACCGGGTATGGCGATTCGCCCTTGATAAGCAAGTATGCCATCCAAGCGTCAAATTCGGTAGTTGGCAGGTCCCGGACGTATTGCAGATTTCCGCCCCATTTGTCAGCCAGCCAGTGCTGAGCAAAGAGCGTATTGCTACTCGTTATTTTTTTTTAGTTCCTGTTCGAAGGACTCGACATCGCCGTTTAGTTCGACGCAAATCTTGCCAATGATTTCGCTCGGTTCGTTCATCAGCGCGGTTTTGTCGATCAGCGAGAAGTACAGCTCACCGGAACTGTCACGGCACTGCATAATCATTTGCATCACGTTCTGCTCAGTGTTGGTCGGGTATTTCCCTTCCAGCTCCATCACCTGACCAGTCGTGAGCGGGTAAGCAAAAAGCAACAGCGGTTTTTTTTCGGTTCCGAAATATGGCACTTTGATGCAGCGCGCTTTTTTCAATGCCATGCGCCTTACGTGTTCTTTGCCAAACGGAGTTTCGTCCGGGTGCATAATTTCAGGATCAGTCATTCCCCACCTCTAGCAGATCGCGCTGGTGTTACGGCACGAGGTCCCGAACAACAGCGCCAGATGAAAGCGCATAGTTGAATGTCTGCGGCAAAATTTCATCGATTGCGCCCGATGTGCCTCGCCCTGTGATTTGCACGGTTAATGTAATGCGCGGATTGGCGCTTGTGTTTCCTTTCGGGAACAGGATCAACACTCCGCTTGCGCCCGCATCCATCGATTCCTGCACGGCATCCGCTTGATCGTAATGCACCTCGATATTTCCTGTCGCGCCGGGGAGACCAGCCTTCGAGGTTTTATTCGCATCGCCCATTGCTGTGTCGTCAATGGGTTCTGCGCTTTCGTCGAGCGACCAAGTCTTTAGTTCGGTGATCGCGCCAGCCGCAAAGCTGAGTGATCCAGAATTGCCTGTTGCAGTGGGCATGTCGTTTCCTTTATCGAGCTATACCGGGCGTGCCTTTCCTCGTCCGGTAAGTGTACAGAAATTCCAGATCGATTGCGCCGTGCGGCTGATCCGCGTCCTCGCCCGACATTGTCGTCGTCGTTTCCTGAATGCCGTGGTAGATTTTAGCCAAGTCTCCAACCAAATCAAGCTCGTCCAGGGCTGTTTCGACTTCGAACGCGATATCGTCCAGCTCGTCTTCCAATCTGTCGCTGATCGCAACAAGTCCATGCACCATCAGGGTGACATCGCGCATTGATTCGGTGGGCGAGTCTTCACGCGCCGATCCTTCAGTCGGCGTGTATATGCAGAGTCCGGGCAATTTTGCTTTGGTAAGCGGATAAACGCGTGACTCGAATACCCGACTGTCAGTGGTGGCAAGTCCCTGCAGGGCAGCAATCGCGGCTTTGCGTATCTGCTGGCGAACGTGCTTAGCCATTGGCCTGTAATGTCATTGTTGTCATTCCGAAGCCGTCAGGTTCCTTTGTGACCACCGTTCCCGAAAACACTGTGCCGTCCTGTCGGGTGATATCGATTGGTTCGCCCTCCACAACGTCTGCCGGTATCTTGACTGACTGGCACATGAATACCGGGTCGGTGGTTTGAAGTGGCACCGGGCCGACGCCCTCGACAAATTCAGTGCGTTCGTCAAACTGTCCTGGGATTTCTAAGCCCCGAATGGTAGCCAACTCCGCGTCGTCGAAATATGACGCCCGATCTGCTTCTGATTCAATAGGAGGCACAGGCAATTACTTTACGTGTGGTTGGACGCTCGGCGCAGTTGGATCGACCAGAATCTTGCCGGTCTTCGGGTCTTGGCCGCGATTCTTGCAGCGTTTTTGCCAGGCGGTTTTTTCTTCCGCGTCAGCCTCGTAGCCCGGCTTCTGCCACCGACCGCAAACCCGAATCATTGGTAATCGCACCGGTCGTGCGGGCGCTGCATCTTTTGCTTTGTTCGCCATTTCTCCACCTCTGTTAATTGTGGGGCGGGCCAAGACGGCCCGCCCCGTTCCCACGTTCAGTGTCATGCTTCCCCTGGCAGTGTCCGATTACAGCGTATCGTTCTCGAATGCAAATGACGCGGCGTGTCGCACCGCAAAGTCAGTCGTCCAGAAAGCGATAACCCGGGTGTTGGCTCGCGCAGACAGCGTGTACGGATCGATCAGCACATCGAGTCCGCCCCACGATCCTTGCAGAAGGTCGGACCAGTTAGCGAAGAATACATCGCCATCGGTGACCTGGTTCGACACTTCGGTTCGGTGACCGTTGAGCGTATTGCCCGGCTCCCAAATCGTGAGGCCCGTTGTCGCAAATTTCTCTGCGGTTTTCAGGCTTCCGCGCATTCCGGTATCGACGGCATAGGCGAGCGTGTTGACCAGGGCGTTAGCCTGGGCAACCACTGTCTCAAGCGACACGACTTCGGCAAAGGTTGGTACCGCGGCAGCGAATGTGCCGGGTGCACCGATGCCTGCCGTATTCGCAACACCGGTCGGCTGTCCACCAGCACCGGTGCCGTAGAGTCCAGCCAAGTCGACGGCAATCGCAAGCACCGTCGCGATATCGCTTCGCACTAGCGCCTCGATTGCAATGCTCGACTGTAAGAGCAACTGTCGTGTGAAAATCGACAACGCGCCGACATTGCGCGGAATCAACGTGACCTGATCCAAGGTCTGCGTTGCCTCGGTGATATCGGTTTCGTCTGTCGCCAGCCAAAACGCCGTGCCACCTCCGGTCAATCGCGGGATAGCAACGTCACCGTCAAGCCCGTTCAGCATCGTAGAGCCGAGCGCAGCCAGGATCATCCGGTTACGCAATAGATCGATAAAGGAGCCTGCAAGCAGGTCCTCAGCGATCACTGACGCGCCGGCGACGACCTGGGTCAGTACACGTTCCTGCATGATCGCCCGGATAGCCTGAACTGCCCGCCAATCCCTCGCGGCCATCGGGTCGCTGTACAGCAGAATGTCATTCGGGATGATCAGCCCGCGCTGTTTCCGGTTCTGCTTTTTAGCTTCCTCGCCAGCGGTCTTGCAAACCTCCAATTCAAAAGCGGCTTCCTTGATGAACTCGGGCTGATCGTGCCCGTATGTTCGCGCACGTATCAGGCGCAGGAACTGAAATCGCTTTTTTTCTCTTTCGTTCAAGCCGATATTTACGTCTTCGTCGGATCGTGTTTCCGGCGTGTAGCGTTGCGCGCCCGGCAGTGCATCGAGCAGTAACGCGTTAAATTCGGCAAGCGATTTGTTTTCAGTTATGCACTTCGTTGCCAATTCCACTTGCTTGTACTTTGCGCCGACTTCGGTGATTAGTTTGATACGAAGTTGTTCGGCTTTCCGCACTTCGGCGGCGTCGACCACGGCAGGCACGACAGCGACAGCAGGACCGACGACGGTCGTACCCGCAACGAACAACGATCCGTCTTGTCGCTTCGCGGTTCCGGCAGCAATCGAGGCGCGTTCTTGGTCGGTTTCGGCAATCGGGTTGCCGTTCACATCGAATTTCATTGTCTTCGTTTCCTTTTCAGGTAGGTCAATAATAATCGTGTCGTGTCCCTCGCTCGATCCCCCCTGCCATTCGCGGGCTTCCCGACCCACGCCGACAGAAGTATCTGCGGGCATTGACACAAGCGACACCTCGTAAGGTTCCCAATCGGTAGCACGGTAAACGTCAACCGAATCGTCGCTGGCTTCTTCGAGTTTCATCCGATGAATGCGATAGCCCACGCTAACGCAGCTACGAATTCCGTCTTCGATATCTGACAAGATTGCGTCGCGTTGTTTTCCTTTTCCAAAGCGAACAACCGCGCGTCCGACGCGGTCTTTGTCAATCTTCGCAGATTCAATCGTGCCGATATGTTCTCGGCTATCGTGGTTTAACAGCAAAGGCCCCGTTGATCGAAGTCTATCCATTCGAACAGAGCCAGTGCTGTGATCCAAAATTTCGTCGCCCCACCATCTTGATACTGGCTGTTCGCTTGAAAATGCAAGTTCGACGGTACGCGCGTCCATGTCCAGAGTATCGCGGTCAAAGTATCCGATTCGATCCAATCGAGTTGTTCGAATTTTTCGCGTGTTCTTTTTTACTTTGTCAGGCATAGCAATCTTTGATCCTTGCGGATGTGCGGCTTCGCAATCTGCCTTACTGTCGTAAACACACGCGCCATTCTCGCCCCACCTGTACTTGCCATTCTCACATTTAAGACACGGCATCCTGCTGCTCGGTTAAATCGCTGACCGTGCTTTCCAACAACGTAAGCCGGTCTTCAGCCGAATTGGAGTCGAGTTTAGCATCAACTTGCGTGGAATCAATGCCGAGCGTCACCATTAGTTTGTTTTCGCTGGCGATTTCCTCGAACACTTCGGTCGGTTGGCGCCCGCGTTTCCGGATCCGTTCAGATCTGCTCATGGTCAAATCTTTCTGTTGCACGCTATCTGCGTTGGTGTCTTTTAGCGGGTCGATCCAATCCCAACGGCGAGGTTGCCACTCGTGTTCGAGAAATTTTTCCAGGCGTTCGAACGGCAACGGTTTACCATTTCGGTTTGTGATTGCGCCCGCCTGCAATCCCGACTCAAGCCAGGTGCCGAAGATCCTGTCGAATGCTTCTTCGATCAACCATGCTTGTAGGCCCATCCACACGGCCCGTTCGCTCAATGCTCCCTGGCGCAGACTTCCAAAACTCACACCTTCAAGGTCTTGTGCAAATTGGTTGTACGACTCTCCGAGCGCAGCAGCGATTCCACGCAAGTTGGTTTTCACGAAAGC